CTGGTATAACTAATTTATTATTTTTACCTTCTGCTTTCTTCCTGTCTATTTTTTTCTTTAGCTTTTTGGGCAAATGATTAAATCTAGTCATGTTATCTCTCCTTTGTCTTCTGCTTTAATTACACCCGGCTTCTTCACAATCTCCACCCCCGTATATTATTCTCTCTTTTTTTAATTTTTTTACTCCTCGCAAGATCAAGCAGGAGTAACATGATCTCATCACCTTCCCGATCCAGTTCATCAGAGATCACCCTTAGATTATAACCCTTATTCCACATCTTAATTACCTTTTTTATTTCATGTTTTGTAAAGCTGAAATCTAGATCGGATAATGCTATATGCAATTTCTTATCTGGCCTTAATTTCTTTACCCCCTTGTACCGCCTACTCATCGATTTCACTCCTACTTTCTTTCTTTTGTTCGATCATTCTTATGTTATTATTGTCTTTTAACGTATCAAATACTTGTTTTACCTCTGCTCTCATTGAGCTCGAAAGCATCTCATACTCTCTATTTTTTTCTTCTAAATTTTTATAAACTTTGAGATAGGTGTTCATGACATAACTATCTCCACCCTTTTGGGCGATCAAATCAAGCCCGACAACTTCCGCTGCCCTTAATGATTTTTCAGGAAGTGAGTTTTTAACCTTTTGCGGATTATATAAATAGCTGTGCCTTCTAATGGCTTGAATTACTAATTCCCACGCTTCTCCGGCTGTTAGTTTATCTTCATCCGGTCTCGTTAATTTCTTTAACTCCTGAACTATCTCTCCAGGTGTCGGCGGCCATTCTTTGCTGACAACAATCTTTTTAACGGCAGTCCTGATTAAGTAATAATTATATTCTCCCAAAAACATCATCCAGGTTTCTTGTAAAATCTTATTTTCTGATTTATCATTTTTGGGAAATTCAAATTTTTGCTGATAATAGGAATTTAAAAACTTAAGCAATTTAATAAGTTCTGCTTTTTTCATAATACTTCAACCTCCCCTTCTCCCTGTTCATCTTCCTGTTGAGCTTCAGCATAAAGTTCCTTCAACATCTCGTTTTTACTATTATTTTTTTCTCTTTCGGTGTTTTGTAGATAATCTTTCCAAAGATCTCCGTCATATTTAGAATCTAATCCGGGAATAAATCTCGGAGCTCCATTTCCCTGTTTAATAAATTTGAACATTGTAAAATTGTGAGAATAATAATAATCGGATCTATATACTTCGTTGTAATTCCTTATTGCTCGTTTCAATCTTTCGGCACTCCATTTTTTCAGTTTGGTTAAAATGACTTCTTTTTGCTTTTTAGTTAATTTAGCTTCATTAATATCTTTTAAATTATTTATCCAGCAATCGTAAACTTCTTTTATTTCGTCAATGTGCGTACTTATTTCTTTACTATTATTTACTTTACTATTATTTACTTTACTCTTATTTACTTTACTTTGTGAGTTTTTGTTATCATTTTGATTACAGTTACTCTCTTGACTAGAGTTATTGTTTACATTAACTTCACTCATTGTGGGTTTCTGTGGTACATTAACCCTTCTTCTTGCGTAAGCATCCTCTATGTTGTCTATGAAGTTGCCGCTCCAAATAATGTTATGCTCCCATAATTCTTTATCTATAGCATCAAGCTCGGCCAGTAAATTTAGTATCTTTTTGGCAATATCTTCACACACTAAGGTTTTTGCATGCAGAAACTCTTTGTCAGTTATGTTTCTGTATTCATAATAGTGCCCATCGGTAGATCCTAATATTTCTAATAACTTAAACCAAAAAGCATAACCATCATTGCCAAACTTATTTTCTAATATTGTAATTGTTTTGCCATTTTTAATTATGTGTGGAAAATAATCTACTGTTCTTTTCTTAGGTCTAGCCATTTAAACACCCCCAAAGGATCAGGCAGTATATTTTTACTCTTGATCTTTTGCAAAACTATCTTCTGGCTCAATAGTTACAAAATCTTCTTTTTCCATATCCTCGATATCTTTTTGGGCTTCATCTGCTTTCTCGATAGTCTCCATGATCTCAATAGATACCGGAAGGTATTTGAAGGCGTGTCTTATTACAGTCTTTTTAACCATCTCCTCATAACCAACATCATCATTCCAGGGTGAATACTTAGATTTGGCAGCCTTAGATTTTTTCTTTCTTTTTAAGATCTCTTTGCTACTCATGCATTCAAAGTAATAACCACCGTCTTTGAACTTTGCAACCATATAAGCACCTTCAACTTTTCCTCTATCCTTTTCAGCCGGCTTGTGATATAGATCCGGCTCTAATCCATACTCATATTCAAATTCATCATTTTCTTTAACTACATGAGAATATATGGTTTCTATCTGTCCTGATCTACGCGCTAAATTAATCATCCCCCGGTAACCGATTATAAAAGTGGCTTCATCACCATAAGGAATAATATAACACTGACCCAGCATATTAGGCTCTAATCCAACAGCAGAAGCCTGCATGACTGCTCCCATAAGTGATCCCATCGAACACTTCATTAACTCCGGATTGGCCCTTATAGTTGTATATGCAATCCTTGCCATCCTGTCTGCACCGATATGTCTGGGAAGGGCTCTTTCTATCTCGGGTTTCATCTTTTCTAAGTAGTTAAATACTGTCTTTTGTGGTGAACTGTCCCTACTGGGTTTATTATTACCCTTCGCTTTATTTTTTTGCTCCTGTAATTGGTTTTTAAGTTCCTGTTGAGTTTCAACTTTTTTAGTTTTACTCATTTTTTAATTACCCCCTAATGATTTTATAAATACAACCTTCTATAACTCGATTCATAGATGTACTTTTTGTAAATATCCGGATGCTCTTCTTTGAGTTTTTTCTTATTAAACCTCGTAGAATTAATATTTTTCCACTTAACAACTTCTTCACCATTCAAAATACCAACTTCTGCTTCACCCAACTGGTCTTTAATCTTATTCTCAATTCCTTTTCTCAAAGTTTTATATTTTTTCTCAATTTCTTTGTATTCCTCACGTTCTTCTATAAGTACTTCTATATCCGGCTCTAATTGCTTTGTTTTGCCCTCTTTGGCTTCTGGATACATATCTTTTAGTAATTGTTCTGAAGCCTTAGAGCCGTCAATTTCTGGTGGATTCCCTACTTTTACATTGTTTTCCCAGAAGCCCTTTTCGATTTCAATTAACATTTCAATAATTTCTTCATTTCTTTTAATTTCATAATATTTGAATTGTCTAGAATTTAAGATTAATACTGCCAAATATGCTTTTCCATATCCTGTAACAGCTAGATAATGTTGTGCCTGGATTGCGACCATATCCGGGAAACTGTCATTAATCCAATTATTGTTATAATCAACCGTAGTTTTGCATTCTAGCAGAGCATCTTCACCAACAACTCTTTTTTCTAAATCAGCAATCATAAATTTATATTCAGGATGCCTTAACATCTGATTAACGTTCCAGACCTTGACTTCTTCTCCGGTATCCTTAGTTCTTTTCTCACAAAAACGGTCTGCTACATAATCTTCTAAATCCCTGCCGATCCTCATCGCTTCATTATCTTCTTTATTACTTGGTATCTGGTCGGTTTTCTTTAAAAACACTTCCATCGGCGTTGAGAATGGATTAACTCCTGTAACCGCAGCTGCATCACTACCACCAATACCTTTTTTTCTATGATTAAGCCACTCTTGAAGTTTCATATCTTTAATATTTGTAATAACTTCAGCTTGTCCTACCACTTGCTTAACCTCCCTCCTTTTTATATTCCCAACCTTCTTTTATAGCTTTTAATCCAACATAAATAATAAACCCATACCCAAGAAAATATATTAATATTTTAAGCATTATTTCAACCGCACTGTATATCCATACTTAAACCATCTATGAGGTAAGTTGTATAAAGTCTTTATTCTCCTCTCTTGTGTTCCCGAACCACCAGGCTAAGAATAGATCTCTTGGAACACGCCAGCGGCCCATTAATTTATTGGCTCCTGGAATCTCATCTCTTTCCAATCTAAGATATACTGTTTTTTCAGACGTGTTCATTAATTCTGCTAAATCTTTAACCTTTAAAGAGAAAGGCAATTCTTTTCTTGTTTGTTCAATTTGGTTTTCTAAAATTTTATTTGAATTCATTTTAACCCCCTAATTGATTGCATTTTACAACCATATAGTAAAAAAATATTGATTGATGTTCTTAGAATCTATATTTAAAATTTCAACAATTTTATATATCTCAGTTATATTAAAAGCGGTCCTGCCTTCAAGCTTACCTGCTAGTTTGTTACGATTCATACCCGCTTTTTCTGAGACAGATTTAATTGTTTCTCCCTCTTCTGTTATTTTCCCTTTTAACTTCATTAATTCATCATACTTTTTGCCCATAAATAAACCTCCTTTCTTTCTATAATTGCAA